AACTACTATTGGTTGTCTTACTTAAACAATCAATTATCATTAGTCAAACAAAACTCATTTGGTGTTCAACAATGGTCTGTGCAAATAAATAGTCCATTATATAACTCTTCTTACGGACCAGCAAATGCAATAGTAATTGATAATGCTGGAAACATAATTGTTTCAACAATGACAACAGGTACTACAAGCACTTATGACATTCTAGTTTATAAGTATAGTTCAAATGGAACTTTATTATGGGGTTATAAAATTGATGCTATTTCTGCGGTTAATCTTTGGTCTCCTATCCAAATTAAAATTGATGTTGCTAACAACATTTACATTCCCGTTGGTGCCACAGGAACGGTTTCACAAATTGTAAAACTTAGTTCTTCAGGTGTTCTTCAATGGCAAAAAGGTACATACGCAAATAATGGAACAAGTAACTGGCCGTTATACAATAGCGTTGTAGTTGATTCAAGCAATAATGTAACAGCAATTGGATTAAACAACTCAACTCCAATTTATGCAAGTGTTTCACAATTTAATTCTTCTGGAACATTAAATTGGTCATTAAATCTAAACACAAGTGTTACAAACTCAAATGTAGGGGGGCTTGCCATTGACTCGTCTAACAACATTTATACTGTTTACAATAATGGAACAAATGACTATCTTTGCAAAATAAGTTCCACTGGTACTTTGCTTTGGAGTATGCAATGTTCACTTAGCAACTCATCGGGTGTAAGTTTTCCACATTACTTTTATTCCGTTGCTACTGATGCTATTGGAAATGTTTATTTTACAACAACAAATTCAATAGGAACTTCAGTTTATTTATTAAAAGTAAACTCATCTGGTACTTTGTTAAAACAGTGTCAGATTACAACAAATGGAAATTCTGTTTTTGCACTAACTGCGCCGATAGTAAAAATTGCCATTTCATCATTGGGAAACATAATTCTTTCTAGTTCAATTCAATCTAATAAATATACACCTTATTATGTTCCATTTTTTATTGTTATGCCTTCTGACTTTAGTTTTGTAGGCACAAGCACAACTGACATTACCTCGGGCCTTTCAATAAGTTTTATTAATTCGTCGCTTACGCTTACATCTAATCTTTTATCAACAACATCAACTGCTCAAACCACCTCAACACAATCTTGGACTGTTCCATCAAGTAGTTACGCATCTTCTGCATTGGGAACAACAACTAATCGAAATCTCTTAAACCTTCCTGCAAACTCGGCAATTTTTACAACTTCTGGTATAAGCAATGCAACTTACACTTGGACTTGTCCTGTCGGTGTTACTTCTGTATCAGTTATTTGCATTGGTGGTGGTGGTGGTGGTGGTGGGAATACTAGAACTGGTGGTTTTCAAGGTTCTCCTGGTGGTGGAACTGCTTTGTACGGTGCAGGTGCTTCTGGTGCTGTTGGTGCAGTTGGCTCAGCAAACATTTATTCTGTAAACGGATACGGTGGTGGTGGTGGTGGATACTCCGTTACACCAGGTATTTCTAATGTTGTTGGTTCTAATGGTAGTCAATCTTATTTTGTTTCCACTTCTGTTTGCGCTGCTAATGGTGGCGGTGGTGGTACTGTTTCATCTGGTGGTGCTGGCGGTACTGTTGCAGCAGGAACAGGATTTTCTGGTGGAACTTCATTAAACCAGAGGGCAAGCGGTGGTGCTTCTGCTGGTGGTTATACGGCAACCGGCGCAACATCGAATACGGCAGGTTCGGGTGGTGCAGGCGGTGGTGGTTCAAATAATGTCAACTACTCATTCGGTGGTAGTGGTGGCGGTGGTGGCGCACTTGCATACATAAATTCGTATTCTGTAACTCCGGGAAACACTTACACCGTACAAGTTGGTGGTGGTGGTCAACAAGGTGGTTCTGCTTCTGCCGCCTCTTCTGCTGGCAAACCCGGAGCAGTACGAATCTGTTGGGGTTCTGGAGCAGCGTTTCCATCAACAAACGTAAACATAATCAACAACGAGAATGTAGGATTCTAATGACAGCAAAACTAGCATTTGTAGACAACACCGGAAACGTGACACTGGTTCTCAACACAGACCCAAGTCTTGTTGCGTCATTTACACAGTCGGCACACATTGTTGACGTGCTTGACCAAGAAGTTCAGATTGGCTGGACTTATGACGGTGCAAACTTTACTGACCCTAACCCACCAGTTACGTCAACCGATTTACCGTAATGGTAAAATAGTAAAGGACTAAAGGACTAATATGCCCTCAATCATAACCGTAGGTGGCTCAAGCAGTAGAAGTAAAAACTGCAGACAGAATAACATTTGCTACATGGTTACAAAGAGAAGACAAATAAGTTAGTATAAACTAACTAGATCGAAGGATGAAATGATAAGTGTTTTTACTCCAAGCCACAATACAAAATGGCTTAATGATTGTTATGAAAGTCTTTGCGCCCAAACGTACACAGACTGGGAATGGGTTGTTCTTCTTAACGGTAAGGCTAAAGACTGGTCTCCGAGTAAAGAAGATAGCCGAGTAAAAGTTGCATTTGCAAAGCCTCAATTAGGCGAAAACATTGGCGCATTAAAACGTTATGCCGTAGAGCTTTGCACGGGAGACATCTTGGTTGAACTAGACCACGATGACATTCTTATGCCGACGGCTCTAGAAGAAATTGATGTGGCTATTAGTAACTCAAATTATGGGTTTTGCTATTCAGATTTTGCTCAAATCAATGAAGACGGTTCACCGGACAAAACTGAGTTTAATAAAGCATTTGGTTGGACATATTATGACGACGCAGACGGGTACCATGTTTGCGAATCAATGGATGTCCACCCTCATAATGTTTCTTACATCTGGTTTGCACCAAATCATCTTCGAGCATTTACTCGTCAAGCGTACAATAAAACATCTGGGTATGACCCGAATCTTGACATTCTTGATGACCAAGACATTATTGGAAAGCTTTACGCCGTTACTGATTTTTACCACATCAAAAAGAATCTTTACCTTCAAAGAATCCACGGTGCAAATACTCAAAAGCGAGAAGACAAGAATGCTCGTATTCAAAGAGAAACTGTTATTCAATATGACCGTTCAATTCAACCGCTCATGCTTAAGTGGTCAAAAGAAAATAACCTTTTGGCTCTTGATTTTGGTGCGGCCCATAACCCTGCTCCGGGCTATCTAAGTATTGACATGCATGCTCCTGCCGACTACATTGGTGATATTTTTGAGGTTCTAGAAACATTTGAAGATAATAGTGTAGGTATTATTCGTGCAGTAGACTTCTTTGAGCACATCCCAGACAAAATTAGACTTTGGAATGAAATGTACCGAGTGCTTGCTCACGGAGGAATGATTGTTTCTCTTACTCCAAGTACAGACGGTCGAGGAGCATTCCAAGACCCAACGCATAATTCTTTCTACAATGAAAACTCGTTTTGGTACTTTGCATATGAAGAGCATCGTAAATACGTACCAGAATTAAAGATGGACTTTCATGTTAGCAGACTTGTGACTTACTTTCCTAATGATTTTTGCCGTAGCCATGACATTCCTTATGTATGCGCAAATCTTGTTGCTCGGAAAGAAAAGTCTAAGTTTGGTGGTAAGATAACTCTTTAATGCCTTCATTTTACGGAATAACTCAGAAATTCAACGAAGGAGATGAAAATCTCTATTTCGCTCAATTAACAACGGCAATTTCTGCCGTTTTATCTATGAGGATGTCTTTATCAGGAAGTATGGGAGAATCTCTTCGCTCTATTGGCGTTGTTGTTGGAAGAGTAAGTATTGTTACGCTAGTAACATGTTCAGTGGAGTAGAATTAAATCATGGCTAAACGCGATACTTTTGTTGAAGGAAATGTTCTTCGTTTTAACGGGACATTCACTGATGAAATAACTGGCGATTTAATAGACCCGTCACACGTCGCATTTGGTTGGCGAGTTAACGGTGGTCCGATTACAATCAAAGAATTTGGAATTGGACCTGACATTGTTCGCCAAAGTGTAGGTCAATACTACATTGATGTAGACTCAACAAGTCGCTCAGGTGTATGGGTTTGGCAATGGCAAAGTACTGGCACAGCGCAAGCGCTGACTTCAGGTTCAATTGCTGTATCGCAAGCCGCAATGTCTCTTATCTAACAGTACAGTACCGCAAACAAATAATGTACAAAAATAATGTACAATTATTTAACCATGACGGAGGTACGTATGACGAGCACAGAGTCTACAATACACATCATCATTCCTGATACTCAGATTAAAGATGATGTACCTACAGACCAATTAGCTTGGATTGGCCAATATATTATTGACCAATTTGCAGGCAGAGAAAACGTAAAAATCATTCATCTAGGCGACCATGCTGACATGCCTTCTCTTTCTATGTATGACGAAGGCAAGAAAGAAATGGAAGGCAGACGGTATGAAGTTGACATCAAGGCTGCAAATAAAGGATTTGACATTCTTAACCAGCCGTTTATTGACTACAATAAAGGAAGAGCCAAGCTTCACAGAGCACGATGGACTCCAGAGCGCCACATTCTTCTAGGAAACCACGAAAATAGAATTGAAAAAGCTGTAAGTCGTTCGGCTAAACTTGACAAAGTATTGAGCACTGATGACTTAAACTATGCTCAACATGGCTGGGAAGTTCATCCGTTTCTTAAACCTATAATTCTTGACGGTGTCACGTATGCTCATTACTTTTATAACCCAATGACTGGCATTCCTTATAGTGGAATGGCAGAATCTCGATTAAAGACAATCGGAACGTCATTTACAATGGGTCATCAACAAACGCTTCTCTACGGTCTTCGTTTTGTTGGCGGAAGAAGTCAACACGGTCTTATTGCTGGAGCTTGCTACCTTCATGATGAAGATTACAAAGGATACCAAGGTAATTCTCACTGGCGTGGCATCATTGTTAAGCATGAAGTACATGACGGTTCTTATGACCCAATGTTTGTAAGTCTGAATTATTTGTGCAAAAGATATGAAGGCGTCTCAGTGCAGCGGTTTACTTCCAAGAAGTACGGATTTTTCAACTAAATAGTGATAGATTAGATTTCTATGCAACCGCAATTCTTTACCGTCTACGATAAAGGTCGCCAGCTTGACTTTGAAGGCTTTCATCTTTCTAATTCTTCATCGTATAATCCAAGCAAACCGCGTTGGTTTGTTGTAGATATCTACAAAACTGTCGGCGGAAAGTACATTGTTGCTGGGTCTGGAAAGAGTCTTGTTGTCCACCGTGTCAATTGCGCTCAAATGAAAGAAAAGAATGTCTCAGCAGTTGTTGCTCTTAAGTCAGCAATTCCTTGCCCTACTTGCAAGCCAAATCTTAGAGAAGATGTTGTTCACGAAGTAAATCGTGAATGGGCTCAAGTATCAGATGACCCTCAAGCAATTATTGAAAGACTACGTCTTCGCGATTCTGACGGTGTTTGGTACATACCTAAAACTTCTACTTCTGCGCTTCTTGAAGCGGCAGAAAAAGATTCCGGAATAAAGTATGCATTTTACGCTCCACAACGGATAGAGTAGTATAAACATTTTGTAGTTTTAGAAACGGAGGACGCGTGTTAATAATTCTTGAGGGTGTCGACTGCTCAGGCAAATCTACCCTTGCAAGTGAACTAGTTACATCTCTTTCGCATCAAGGTGAACAGGTTGAATTGTTACACCGAGGTGTTCCAGTATCTCATGTTCTTGATGAATATGAACTTCCTTTTTTTGATTACATTCCAGATTCTGGAGTATCCATTGTTTGTGACCGATGGCATATTGGTCCTGACGTCTACGGTCCAATTAAAAGAAACGATGGCGGTCTTGACCCAGTAGTTCGCTGGCATATGAACTCATACCTTACTGCAAAAGGAGCGTTTCTAGTCTACACTGAGATGCCTCTTGCGGCTCTTCTTGAGCGCATGGAACAAAGAGGCGAGGATTATCTTAACCGAGATGAAGTACAGACGGTAATTGACTACTACCGCATTGCTATTAACAAAACTCCTCTTCCGCATCTTTTATCTACATCAGGATTTCATCCAACTGAAACATTTATTGAAGCAGCAAGAAAAGCAGTATTTAGAGCTAAGCAAATTAGTAGATTTCTTTCTTATGTTGGTCCTAGCCGACCTAATGAACTTTATGTCGGGATGTCTGCAACTCCAATTTCTTTTATGCCGTATGACGATACTTCTGCATACAAAATTGTTAAAAAGTTTGGATTTGAGAATCCTTTTTCAGCAGGATTCATTGATTCGTCTGAGCAACTAGACCGTGTATGGGACGCACTTTATAATCCACAGGTTTTTGCTCTTGACCAAGCTTCGGCAGATGCGTGTACGTATTGTCGAATTCCATTTACACAAATTGAGGAGAAAACATGGAACAACTAGGCCATTCATTTAACATTGAAAATGTCCAATACGATTATCCACGACTACTAAAATGGCTTTATGATAATGGAGAAGTAACTCGTCCTCGTGGATTTGAGACACGAGAAGTCTTTGATGTTGTTATGAAACTTGACCCGCACTATGCAATTGTTGAAGGCATCAACCGTAAGCTTAGTACTAAACTAATTAGTATGGAAGGCTTACAACTTATTTCAACTACTTCTTATCCACAAAGAACAGTAGACGCTGCTCCTGAAATGGGTAAGTACATGGACGGCGGAACATTCCACGGCGCGTATGGAATACGAATTGGCATGCAATTAGAAGCAGCAATGAGTCGTCTTCGCCTTGACAGAGATTCTCGTCAAGCCGTTATTACAATTTGGGACCCAGTGTTTGACGCGTACAGAGAACAACAACCAAAAGATGTTCCTTGCACGTCTCTTCTTCAATTCTTTATTCGTAACAATAAGTTAGTACTTCATGTCACAATGAGAAGTAATGATGTCTGGTGGGGAACTCCTCATGACTGGGGCCAGTTCTCTCAACTTCAATTGGCCATGGCCAACACATTAGAAATTGAAGCAGGAGATTACTATCACCACGCAATTTCTTTTCACTTATACGAAAAAGATTATGACAAGTATGAAACTCTTACTGCACCAGTCAAAGATTTAATGAAACACGACGGTGTTGGAGTTCCTGGAATTAGCTTTAAAGAAATTCAAGAACGTGCTCGTACACTTATTGAAAAGCCTATGACGGTTGGACCACTAAGTGCCACAGAAGCATGGCACATTAGCCAACAATTAAAGATTAGTAGTAAGTAATATGAATACGCACCGTCTTTCTTGGAATGAATTGTGGTTAGACACTGCAATTCTTGTCGGCCGAAGAAGTCAGTGTTCTCGTGCTCAATATGGAGCAGTAATTGTTTCAGAAGATAATCGAGTACTTTCTGTAGGCTACAACGGTCCACCAGCTGGAAAGCAGCAAAATGGTAGTTGCGATTCATGGTGTAAAAGAGCAGTTAATGCTGAAATAGGAAAACCAGTTGACCCTAATTATTTAGATTGTGACGCAGTGCATGCAGAACAAAATGCAATTTTAAGAGCGCCAAACTTATGGCTAGAAAAAAATCCAATTCTTTACGTAAATGGAGTCACATGCCATAGATGCGCGCTTATTATTGCTAATTCAGGAATAAAAACTGTTGTGCTACGGTGGACGCCCTATGAAGAAAAACGTGACCCTGCAGGAACAAGAGAACTGCTAGAACAATACGGTGTAAGTGTACACATAATGGATGAAAATGGCCAAGAAAAAAGGTAACGCACGTGTCACAAGCACGGAGCAATACTACACTCCTCTTAGCACTGCCATAAGCGTATTAGAAAACGTGGCCAGCATTTTTCCTAATTTTACTGAAAAAATGTTTATTGAGCCCGCTGGTGGGACTGGTGCATTTATTCATGCAGCAAAAGAATTTGGTGTAACCAAAATTATTAGTTATGACATAGAGCCGTTACATGATGGAATTATTAAAGGTGATTTTCTTCAACAATCATTAAATATTTCTAATGCTATTACCGTAAGTAACCCTCCGTTTGGTCGTAACAATTCTCTTTCAATACCTTTTTTTAACCACTCAGCAAAATACTCAGAAATAATAGTATTTATTGTTCCACGGTCATGGCGTAAATGGAGCGTTACTAATAGACTTAATAGACAATTTCATTTAGTAAAAGATGATGACTTAAACATAAACTATGTTGACTTAAATGGAAATCAAATCTCATCAAATAACAATTTAAGAACATGCGTGCAGTACTGGCAGGCGCAAAAAGAACTAAGAAATCTTGTTTACGTAAAAGACATGAAAATAGTTGAAAAATGTTCTTTTAATGATGCTGATGTGGCTCTTACTGTATTTGGATATAGTTGTGGAAATGTAAAAATTGAATTTGAGAGAAAAGAAAATAGTACATTGATGTTTTTACGTCTTTGCCATAGTAAAGCTTTAGAAGCGCTACAAAGTGTAGATTTCTCAAAATTCTTTATGAATACTGCGTACACAGAAGCATTATCAATGCCGGAAATAAATTATTTGCTAAATGAATATGTATTTGGTGACCCAATGATTACAACAACTAAAAAGTAGGACAAAATGGCTTTAGAAGACGTAAATCTTGAACTTGTAGATTCTGTAGAAAAAGCTCAAGAATTCATGACTTGGCTTGGACAGCGACGGTCAGTGCTTGGGTTTGACACAGAAACTTCTGGGCTTGACCCTGATAAAGACATGCTTCGTCTAGTTCAATTTGGAGATTTACATACCGGTTGGGCTATTCCTTGGGACCGTTGGGGCGGAGTTGCTGTTGAAGCTTTGACGGTGTATGAAGGAGAAATGGTTGGCCACAACTCAAAGTTTGACGTTCGTTTCTTAGAAAAAAATATCGGCAAGAAACTTAACCGTGCAAACATACATGACACTCGTCTTATGTGCCACATCTTAGACCCTGCAATGTCTACGGCTCTTAAGCCGAATGCTGCTCGTCTTGTTGACCCAACGGCTGCGTACGCAAGTCGTGCTCTTGATGAAGCAATGTCTGCCCAGAAATGGACGTGGGGCACAGTACCTGTAGACTTTCAATTATACTGGTGCTATGGTGCAATGGATACGGTGCTTACAGCACATATGTTTGAAAAGCTTTACAAAGATATAAGAAAGTCGTATAGCGATGTGTACGACCTTGAACAAGCAGTTATGTGGGTTCTTGCAGATATGGAAGAACGCGGCTCTAGAATTGACTTAGAGTACACTAGAACCAAGTCTAAAGAACTAACAGCCTTTGCGGTTGGAGTAAGCGAATGGTGCAATTCTCAATATGGAATTAGTCCAGGTTCTAACCGAGAAGTAACTGAAAAGCTTCTTCAATTAGGAGTAAATCTTACAGCAAGAACGGCCAGTGGAGCGTATGCTCTTGATGAAGATGTGATGATGTCAATCATTGGCGGTCCCATTGAAGAAGTTGATAGAACAACATTTACTGAAGGCCAAACTTTAGCGTATCAAGTGTACGCAAGAAGAAAGTCTGAGAAAATTCGCTCAACATATCTTGATGTTTTTCTTGAGTCAGTTGATGCTGATGGTTTTGTGCATCCTCGTATAAATCAACTTGGTGCTCGTACTGGTCGTATGTCTATGGAAAGACCAGCGCTGCAAACTCTTCCACGTGGTCGAATTGTTCGTGACTGTTTTATTCCACGTGAAGGACACTCTCTTGTAAGTGCAGACTTTGACGGTGTTGAAATGAGATGCCTAGCGCATTTTGCTCAAGATAAAGGTCTGATTGATGCAATTAACTCTGGCGACATCCACTTAGCAACTGCGCAAAGAGTGTATAACGACTCAACAATTGAAAAGAATGACCCTCGTAGACAAATTGCAAAGAGTGTAGGTTTTGCAAAGATTTACGGTGCAGGGCCAGATAAAATTGCACTTACTGCTGGTATTTCTTTAGAAAATGCAAGAGAGTTTTTGAACAATTATGATGCTATGTTTCCTGGAGTAAAAGAATTCCAGAATCATGTAAGCCGTACGGTTGAGCAAAGAAAACATAGCGAAGGAGTTGCATATGTTAACACTCCTCTTGGTCGTCTTCAAAAAAGCGACAACGACCGTGATTATGCTTTAGTAAATGCTCTCATTCAAGGAATGGCTGCTGATGTGTTTAAAGAAGCACTTGTAAGACTTGATGAATCGGATGCTGGACAGTACTTACTTCTTCCAGTACACGACGAAATTATTGCAGATGTTCCAAATGAAGATATGACGGAAATTAAGGACATTATCGTAAAGGCTATGTCCGATGAGCGATGGGCGGTACCACTTACAGTTGGTATTGACGGCCCACTTGCTCGATGGGGAGCCAAGTATGGGAGTTAATGTCCAATGTTCTTTCAGTGGACCCTGGTCTAATTACTGGTTATGTAATGTGGCGCAACGAGGAACGTGATGAAGGCGAACTTGATGCGCAAGATTTTCTAGTAAAAGCTTCAGAACTAATTGAAAAAGGAGAAGTTGATGTCGTTGTATGCGAAAGATTCGTCATTAGCTCGCAAACTGGAAAGTTTAGTCAAGCGCCGTGGAGTCTTGAGCAAATTGGAGTTCTTAGATATTTATGCAATAAAAAAGGAATACCTTTTGTACTACAAAATGTCAGCGATGCAAAACGATTTGCAGATGACAAAAGACTTAACCACATTGGTTGGAAAAAACCAAAAGGAGCAGGGCACGCAAGAGATGCTCAACGACACTTACTTTTATACCTTACAAAAAATAAACTTATTGACACAAAAATGTTCCTCAAAAAAAGATAAATGTGTTATAGTTGACATTGTAAAGAAAGAGGACGCGAATGCCATTGGCTGAAATTGATGGAAATGAAATCTCCATCAAAACCGAATACCGCGACCGCTACGCTATTAAGACAATACCTGGAGCAAAGTGGAGTCAAAGTGGAAGCTGGAGACTTCCATTAAGTTGGGCTAGTTGTGTTGCACTTCGAGGAGTCTTTGGAGAACGTCTTGACATTGGAGAAAATCTTCAACAATGGGCTGCAAATGAAAAAGAAACTCGCATTGACCCATGCATGAAACTTCGCGACGCAGTTGATGGCTTAGGTGACGAAAGGCTCTTCCCTCCGCAAAAGGCTGGTGTCCAGTGGTTGCAAGCAACTCGTCGCGGTCTATTAGGCGACCCAATGGGAACAGGAAAAACTCGCCAACTTTTATTGGCAATTCCTGATGACGGCTGGCCAGCCATTGTAGTAACTCCTAATGGAGTTCGCTCTGCTTGGAAACAAGAAGTAGAAAAACTTGGAATGGACTGTGAAGTTCGTATTCTTGACGGCGGCGCATCAAAAAGAAAAAAGCAACTTGAAGGAATTGAAGATGGGGACAAAGTTCTTGTTGTTGTTAACTGGGAATCTCTTCGTACTCTTTCTCGTCTTGCAAATTACGGTTCAATCTCTCTTACTCGTTGCGTAGAACATGGTGGAGAAAATCCAGCCACAACAGAAGCTCGTTGCGAAGTACATAATAAAGCTCTTAATACAATTACTTGGAGAACAGTAATTCGAGATGAAGCTCACCGAGCAAAAGACCCATCATCAAAACAAACTCGTGCTTCATGGGCTTTACAGCATGCACCGTCTGTTCGTTATTGCTGGGACGCAACAGGTACTCCAATTGCTCAACATCTAGGAGACTTATGGGCAATTATGCACGGCAACTCTCCACTAGACTTTCCACGTAAAAGTAGTTTTATTGAACGCTATGCTCTTGCTACTTGGAATAGTTGGGGCTCAATTGATGTTGGTGGAGCAAATCCACTAAACTCTAAAGAACTCTTTTCTTTTCTTGACCCGCGTTTTCGTCGCGTTCCAAAAGAAGTTCTTCTTCCATTCCTTCCTAAGAAAATGCGTCAGGAATGGACGTGTGAAATGACTAAGAAGCAAAAAGAAGCCTATCAAGATATGGCATCAACAATGATTGCTGAGCTAGAAAGTGGCGTTCTGGTCACTACAAATCCACTTGCTCAATACACACGGTTGCTTCAATTTTCAAGTGCGTACGCAGAAATCAATGATGACGGTTCTGTCTCTTTACAAGCTCCATCGTGCAAAGTTGAAGCTCTTATGGAAATTCTTGACAACCTTGGAGACGAGTCAGTAGCAGTCGGTATGGTTTCTAGACAATTGCTTAATCTTTGTCAAGAACGACTAACTAAAGAAGGAATAAGTTTCTCTTCAATCCACGGCGGCCAGTCGATGGATGAAAGAACTAATGCTATTACTGATTTCCAAACAAAGAAAGTTCGTGTCATTCTTCTTACGGTACAAGCAGGAGGTACAGGAATTACTCTTACAACTGCTCCGTATCTTATTATGCTTCAACGTTCGTGGTCATTGATTGACAACATGCAAACAGAAGACCGTATTCACCGTATTGGTTCTGAGCAGCATGAACAAGTTACTATCATCGATGTTCTTACAGAAGGAACTATGGAGATGGGAAGACAAATAGAACGTCTTCAAGAAAAAGGAGAAAATCTAAATGAAATTCTTCGTGATGCAGAAACATTAAAAAAGATTTTGTACGGCCAGGTAATTAAGTAAATTCCTGTTATTATTCAAGTATGACGGAAAGACAAATGCACGTTAGTAACTCAGAAATCCAAACATTCAAACGGTGTAGACGTAAGTGGTACTTAGGTAACTACCGTAAGCTTCGCAAAGCAGAAGAAAAACAAACTGGTGCATTGAAGCTCGGTACTAAAATCCATGAAGCACTTGCTTCTTATTATTCTCCAGTACCTAGAGACCCAATTGAAGTAATTCGTGAAGAATACGACAATGCTCGTAATGCATGTAATCCAGAAGATTCAATCACAATGGAAGAACTCAACAAAGAAGCAGACCTTGCTTTAAGAATGATTGAAGGTTATGTTGAATGGGTTCAAGAAACTGGTGTTGATGATGACTTTGACGTAATTTCTGTTGAAGAAGAACTTGCAGCAGACTTTGTTGAATTGCCAGTAACTATTATTGGAAAGCTTGATACTCGTATTCGACGTAAGTCAGACGGTCGTCTTCTTTCAATGGACCACAAAACATGCGCATCATTTGATGGTCTTACTCGTACTCTTGAAATAAATGAACAACCACTTATGTACCAGCTTCTGGAAAGAATGACTCAACCAGAAGACCAGTACGTAGTCGGTGGAGTTTATAACATGCTTCGTAAAGTAAAGCGTACGGCAAATGCTAAGCCGCCGTTTTATCTTCGCGAAACAATCCACCACAATGACATTGAACTTAGAAACTTTTGGTCTCGTCTTTACGGTACACTTTCTTCTATGATTGAAGTTACTAAAAAGCTTGATGAAGGTATGGACCATCGCATTGTAGCGTACCCATCTCCTAATAGCAATTGTTCATGGGACTGTGAGTTCCGTGCTGTATGTCCAATGTTTGATGACGGTTCTCGAGTTGAAGGTGTACTTGAATCTGTCTACAAAGTCCATAATCCATATGAAAGATACACATCAGAGGTGACACTATAATGCAAGGCGTAAGTATTCTTGTTCACGGACCAAGTAAAAGCGGTAAGTCTTTTCTTTCTGACACAAGCCCGTCTCCCAGACTAATTCTTGATGCAGAAGGCGGAGCCAGTACTCGCTTTACAAATTCTCGTAAGATTATTTGGAATCCACTAAACGAACATCCACCAAAAGATGACGGTACATGGGATACTTGTATTGTGTATGTTCGCTCATTTCAAGATGTTCAACGCGCTTACGAGTGGTTGAATTCTGGACAACACCCTTTTAAGTCCATCACTATTGACTCTCTTTCTGAGACTCAACAAAGATGCATTGATGCAATCGTTGGAACCGAACAAATGAAGACGCAGGACTGGGGTGAATTGCTGAGAAAGATGTCTTCTCTTATTCGCTCGTATCGTGACTTAATTATTCATCCAACGAACCCACTTCGCACTGTAATGTTTATTGCAATGACTCGAGACAACGACGGCGTTCGTCGTCCATACGTGCAAGGACAACTTGCAAACACACTTCCGTATTATGTAGATGTCTGCGGCTATCTTTGGTCGGAGCTTGATAGTGACACGGGAGTAGTAAGACGACGTCTTCTTTGCGCACAACACAGTGCATTTGAAGCCGGCGACCGTACAGGAAAACTTGGTAATGTTGTAGAAGACCCAAACATTATGACAATGCTAGGTTTGATTTACGGAAATGACAGTAGTACCACAAACCAATAAAAATAGGAGATAGAAGATGCCAACATGGAATGACTTGCTTAAAGAAGCACAAAGTTCCGGCGGCGGTGCAAGTTACGAACCGCTTCCAAACGGACAGTATGATGTGAAGATTGTAAAGTCTGCGCATAAGATTGCTCAATCTGGAAAATCAATGTTTGAAGTAGAAATGCAAGTAATGACTGGTCCACATGCTAACCGTAGAGTTTGGAATCGTTTTGTTGTTACACCAGACAATCCAAAGGCTCTAGGTTACTTTTTCTCTAACATGAGAATCCTTGGATTGAACACAGAATTTTTCTCTGGCGGACCAAGTGACGACCAAGTTGCTAGCGCTCTTGAAGACAAGATGTGTCGCATTGAAGTAGGCCAGTCTGAGTACAACGGTTCAGTACGAAACGAAGTTAAGAAGGTTCTTCCTCTTGACGGCGTAGTAGTTCCTGCAACACCAGTTGTGGAATCAACTCCTACACCGGTGACAGCACCATCTGCACCTGCTGCTAACACTCCACCAGCTCCACCGTTCTAATGAAGAAAGTCAACGTCGCAATTGTAGGCGTAGGAAACTGCGCCAGCTCACTAGTACAAGGAATTCATTTTTACCGTAATGTTGGTAACGATGATGAAACCGTCCCCGGTGTAATGCATAATTCCGTCGGTGGCTATCTCATTCGTGATATCAATATCGTTGCAGCATTCGACGTGGTGGAGACAAAAGTAGGTTTGGATGTAAGTGAAGCTATTTTCGCTTATCCAAACAACACGGTAACATTCTCAGAAGTTCCGTACCTTGGTGTAAAAGTATCAAGAGGAATGACTCATGACGGCTTAGGTAAGTATTACCAAAAAGTTGTTAATAAGTCTACGGAACAAACAGTAGATGTTGCTCAAGTTCTTCGTGATACTAACGCGGATGTAGTTATTAGCTATCTTCCGGTAGGTTCTGAAGAAGCAACTAAGTGGTACGTAGAACAAGCAATTGCTGCTGGGTGCGCATTTGTAAATTGCATCCCAGTATTTATTGCTCGTGAAAAGTACTGGAGCGACCGTTTTGCTCAAGCAGGACTTCCTGTTATTGGTGACGACATCAAGAGCCAGGTTGGTGCAACGATTGTTCACCGAGTTCTTACTACTTTGTTCCAAGACCGTGGTGTTAAGTTGGAGCGTACTTCTCAACTTAATGTTGGTGGTAACATGGACTTTATGAACATGCTTGAACGAGAGCGTCTTGAGTCTAAAAAGATTTCAAAGACAAATGCAGTTATTTCAATGCTTGAGTACGACATGGGAGAAAAGAATGTACACGTTGGTCCATCGGACTATGTTCCTTGGTTGGAAGACCGTAAGTGGGCGCATATTCGTATGGAAGGACGCACATTTGGAGACGTTCCTCTTAACATAGAACTTAAGCTTGAAGTAGTTGACTCGCCAAACTCTGCTGGAGTAGCAATTGACGCAATTCGTTGCGCAAAGATAGCGTTAGATAAAGGTCTTTCGGGAGCAATCACTGAACCGTCTGCATACTTTTTTAAGAGTCCAATGGTTCAAATTCGTGATGATGTTGCTCGTGAAATGCTTGAAGATTTTATTGAGTATGAATAGTGGGAAAAAAAGCTCGCTATACACTTGCTAAAAATGAAGATGATGCAGTTTCTTTTAGAAACCAATTCATTGCATTTTCTAAAGCAGAATTAGCAACAGGCGGTCCAGACCAGCACCTTCAACTTATTGGTGTACTCGGTAAGAAAATTAGCGACCCTGCATGGTTAGTCGGTTGTTACATGGCGCCGTACAATGTTCCTGGTGGTCTTGCTATAAATAAGAGTTGGACTACTCCGTCATCAGCACTAGACTTAGATACACTTAGTGAATGGTTTGCTGCAAACTGGGCAGGTCTTCCTGTCCGTAAAGAACGTCGACCTTGCCGTAGTCCAAAGAAGATGGCGGAGTATCTAAACTCATATGCAAAATGGGAAATGAACACTCTTCCTGGAATTGC